TAGATCTTCTTCTGTCCATCTTCATAACCACGAACAAGAAAGTTGTTACCAACCATCTGAACGTTTGTGTAGAACCTCATTCCTTCACCAGACTCTTGTACCTCTCCTCCAGTTTACTATTGGGTTGAGCAATAGTCAAGATCTTATCTGAGTGAATCATGAAGGTGTTCTGTGAGGTGACACCTACTAACCAAGGAGACAGGGTATCCTGCTCACCAATGACCATAGGTTCAGTCAATTTACAATCAGGTGTTCCTAAATCACCAGATACTTCATCAATCTGAGTGAGAAGCATAATATTATCAAGAACCAATACCTTAAGATTTTCCATAATAACTCCTAAAAAAATGGGGAGATTCCCTGGATTTTGCCAGAGATCTCCCAGCGGCGACGATACTTATTATATATCAGAGCCAACTTTTCTTTGCATGATGCTCAGGCACAACTTTACCAAGAATGACAGTTAAAAGCCCATCTTCAAAAGTAACTGATCTAACTTCCGTGTCATCTGAGATTGTCCAGGAACGATTAAAACTGCGTTGAGCCAAACCTTGGTGGATGATGTGAGTGTCTTCATCCTTTTCTTTCGTATCCTTTTTGCCCTCAATAAAGAGCTTCCCGTATTCTGTGTAAACACTGACTTCTTCCTTTTTAAACCCTGCAAGTGCTACCTCAAGATGTGATTCAGTATTACTAAGTTGGACAAGGTTATATGGAGGATAGTTAGATGCTTGTGCTTTGAAAATCTTATCAAAGTAATCATCCATTCCAATGCTGTGTCTATTGATCCTGTCCATTAATTGAGACAGATCTGCAGCATGATACTTCATCATGTTACCCATTTGAAAAACTCCTTTTCTAGCAAGTTTAGTTGTGTGGACCCATAAGGCATCCACTACTAATTATAACACTTTCTAGAAAAAGGGGAGTGTGGTTAACCCTCCTCCTGTGGCTTGCCCTTTTTGCCAATATTATATTTCTGCTCTAAAGTCCACTCATTCTTATCTCTGTATGGCAGGACTTTNATCTGATTAAGAGGNGCAATATCCATAATTGAATCTTCTTTCACCACTGAAATGAGACCCCAATCAGCAAGCAAGCGAGTAATACGATTCCTACGCTGAACATCGTTAACAGTAATGTTAGCGTACTTCCCATCAAGAGCAAAGAGCTCCTTAAAATGCACTATGTAATATTTACCCTGCTTGTGCAAAATGTGACAAGATTGGTAAAGTTTCTTTTCTTTCCTAGAAGCTACACCAATTCTAGTAAGTGTTTCTCTTACCTTAAGGAAATCATCTGGTTCATTGAGGACAATTTCAATCATTTTGTCCTGTGACCAATGAACCTGGGGTTCAGCAGTTTGAGTCATCTTTTGCCACCAGTGTCAAGTTTTTGTTTAATGTAGTCCAATTGTTCTTTTGATAAGATTTTCAGTGCTTGAGATGCTTTCTCATTATTATAACCATAATAAGACTTGACAAACTCTAGATCTGAGACCTTTTCTTTGCGGACCCAAGGAGAGAATCTCTTTCTCTTTCTCAGAATATTTATATAAAAGTTAAATTGCATATCTTTGTCTAGGAAATGATACTTGTTCATTTCATTGGCAAATAGTACACAATCAAGATGACCAGACAAACATCTGTTCACAATGTATGGTGGATATTCTTTGATATGTTCAGTCAGATCTTCCTTAGTAAAGTTGACTGCATTCAACCAATCTTTCAGTTCCATGTATCTTTACCAACAATACGTTCCATAATCAACTCTTTCATAAAAGTCATCACCCAGACAATAATCAATCTGTTTCTTATTATAAACTCCAAGTGGTGTTTCTACCAATTCAAAGTAATGCTGATCAAATTCTACATCATGATAGTGAGACCAATTCCTTTGGAAGTTAGACTTGAGGAATCTGGCATTAGCAGTCCTACCATCAACTACAACAAGAGTACCAGGCAACAGGAAATGCTCAATTGCAAGAATATCAGCTGACATAGGCAGTCTGTCAGGATGATTTGTAGTGACTCCTCTCACATCACCCACAGGAGAGAATTGGTCTGGTCCATCCAAGTAAATTAGGTCAGGACAAATGTTGGGAAGGTCTTCAAAATATGTACAAACTCTTCCATTGAAAGTAGAAACAGAACAAGGAGAATAATGGTAATTAATTTGACTTGTTTCTGCAGTATTTTTACAAACTTCAATCCATTCTTCATTATTGTCTACAGAGAAACATTGAAATGGATTGCTTCTCCTCAAATTATTTTCAACAAAAGAGGAACATCTCTCTTTGTTCAAACTCAATGCATGATCAAATACAATTGAACTTTTACCCACACCAAACTCTAGAATAGTAGTCACATTTCTAGAGGTAACAAGGTAATGCAATCTAACCAGATCATCAAGTTCTGGTGCAAATGCTTCTTTCAGATTAGGATCAACAGAACGAAAGGGTGAGTGTTCTAATTTCTTTTTAACCTCACCATAATCATTTAGATCAATACCCAACAATTCATGGATAGGATTTTTCTGAAGATAATCTTCATAAGAATCAAGATTTGCAAAAAAGTTCATTGTCATTATCTATAGGTTTAATGTTATTCCAGTGTCTTACCACTCCAGAAATGATAAAAATGTTAGTGACCATGTAAGACACAAAAACAAGGGTGCGTATGCCAGCAATAATATTTGCTTCTCTGTCATTCCTACCCTCCTTTCTTCCCAGAGCATAACTCCAGAGTCTCCAGAGATTTTTCATAATTCAATAGCAAAAGTTCTTTCCTATCTTTCTGTTCACGCATATATTTACCTACAGATCTAAGTGTGTAGGTGTGATCAAATTCAGCACTGAACCAACTATCAAATCTATTCTTTACCAACTGATCAGAGTTGTATGAGATGAGCATATCCATACTACAATCAGCGCAATCAAGGGCAAATTGGTCATGATCAAATCCCTTGTGCATACTCCCTTTCTTTCCATAAAGACTGTCCTTAATAGCATATGGTGGATCAAGATAGATGAATGCTTTTCTTTCAGATGATTCATCTAGAAGTTCATCATAGGACAGATTTGTAATCTGCCAACCAGTAATAATCTTTTGAAACTCTGGAAGTCTTTCAATCCCTCTCATAGTAAAGTTGTTCTGAGACGCCATCTTTGAAAAAGATGATGACTCAGTGAGACCTGAGAATGAACACTTATTTACAACATAGAAAGCACATGCTTTATCAAAATCAGACTTAGTGTCATCATTAAGATGTTGCTTACATGAGTTGAAAAGCATCTTGCTTTTATCAACTGTGTCATGAAATCTTTTAATGGTAGACAGAAAATTACACATCTCCTTACCATTCTCCTGAAGCTGCTGCCAGAAGATAAANAGAGGTGTGTAAAGATCATTAACCCAGATACTAAGATCAGGATACATCTTAGANACCTGAATTGCTACAGATGCACCTCCAAGAAATGGTTCACGATATTCCTTGTATCCTGTCAGATCAGGGATATGAGGAACAATTTTTGTAAGAGCACGTGACTTACCCCCAGGATAACGAAGAGGAGTTTTCAAAGATTTCATAATTAATTAGTGAATATGAATTTCCCAAGAAGGAGCTGGATACCAATAGTAATCATCATAATACCTATGATACCTATTAGGATAATTATGATGCATGAACCATTTTCCATGATGACCAGCATCTTTACCCCAGTGAGAATGGTGATGCCAGTGGCAGATTTCTTTCCTCTTGTGACAATGATAGTGATTGTGGGTGCCTGTATCTGGTTTAATATGATGATGTCTCTTGCCTAATGCTGGACCATGTGCCAGGGCAGGAGAGGCAACCAGAAGGGCACTAGCTGCTGCTAGAAGGTACTTCATTTAGTTTCTCCAATACTTGATTAACAGAGTTAGACATTGTTCTGAATCCAGACCCAACATAGATCTGACCTGCCACAACTGATACTGTAGCAATTCCCCAAAAAATGTAATACCACCTTGATTTAACTTGATGGCGTAGTTTCTTCTTCTTCATAAGTAATCATAATGCGTTTTTTTACATTACCTTTTGAATCAACAAGCATGACATGCTGAACTTCTCCATTCAAAAGTTCTGCAATGCTGCTAACAAGATTATCACAGATGGACTTGTTAGATGCTGCTCTCCATGCTTCAATCATTTGAATTCACACTCCACCATAATTTCAGTCAGACAGGCAAGCATNTTTATTTCTTGGTCTGCGACAAAGCTGCTCTGATACTGATACTTAGCAATGATGAGCACAGCAGCAGCAACACCAGCACCTTCAAGGGATGTATAACAAGCATCATACACACTGCGCAGAAGAACAGTAGGATCATTATCCAGGTTATCCACCACCCACTTTCTGACCTTAGGAAAGTCTTTAACCTTGAGACAATTGAAGAGATCATCTGTTTTAACATTAGAGAATGATGCAAGAATACCAGAGTCAATCTTTCCACTGGAAGAATACCTCTGAACTTCATTAAGAACACGTCTCCAATCAGGGAAGTGTTTCTTGATGAGTTCTACCAGGACCTTGTTATCATATTCAACACCTTCTGCATCCAAGATTTCTTGGAGACGTTTGAAGAAGTTTCCAGCAAGTAGTTGCTTTTCTTTTCCTTTNAGGGCAAAGTCAATGACTGAGCACCTGCTGTGAAGGGGTTGAATGATTTTGTTTTTGTAGTTGCAGGTGAAGATGAACCTGCAGTTTCCAATAAACTCCTCTGTAAACGCCCTAAGACAGAGTTGTACATCTGGGGTTGTGTTATCTGCTTCATCAATAATGATGACTTTGTGTTTGGCAGAAGAAGATAGCGATACAGTTGAAGCGAAGTTCTTTGCATTGTTACGTACAGTGTCTAGAAATCTACCCTCATCAGAACCATTGATTACATAGTAATCTGATCCCAGTTGCTCACAAAGTGCTTTTGCAACTGTGGTCTTACCACATCCTGGTGGTCCAGAGAGAAGAAGGTTAGGAACCTCCCCCTTATCTAGGAAATCAAGAAATGTTTTTTTAGTATTGTCAGGGAGAATACAATCTTCAATCTTCTTGGGGCGATACTTCTCAACCCACACAAATTCATCACGACTCATTTTCAATTCTCAAGAGATCTATCAATAATCTTAGAGTCAATGTCACTTGCTCTAAGAGTTTCATACATGTAAGTTGCACCAGACCTTGGGTTTGTATGATCCCCACACGTGAAAACATCACATACTGCTGTACCATTCTCAGGCCATGTGTGAATACTAATATGACTCTCAGCAAGGAGAGCAATAGCAGTTACACCACATGGACTGAACTTGTGAGAGGACACATTAAGTAGTGTGCTCTCACACAGTATAGCAGCATGAGACAGAGTTGTACGTATCAGTGCCTCATCATCTAGTAGGTCAAATGGACAACCTTTCAGGGTAAAAAGAATATGTTTCACTGTTTCATTCTTCCAGCAACAACTTTATGCCAAGGGGCATAAAGTGGACCATCATAGTCCTTCTTAACCAAAGGTGCCAAAGGTGGAGTCTGGTTCCAGGGCAATGAAGTAAGTGACATCAATGTTCTGGTTAGTGAATTTTGAAAGAAGTTTTTGAGAGACAACAACATCATAAGATCCAGGAACAATTTTCAGGTTCTCTTCCTTAAAGTTAAAGACAAACTCTTGATCTGTCTCACCAACAATAATAGAGAAGTCATTGGATGTATCATTCTTCTTATCACGTGCAACCAGTTTGATCACACCTGCTTCACCAACAGCAGAGATATCAGGCAGTTGATAGATAGATGCTGCCTTCTTGAGTTTCTCCAGTTGCTGACTGGTAAGAACAAAACAAACATCTTCTGTAGGAAGGTTGATTGCTTTCTCAGGAGGAGCAACAATGACAGTGGGATCAGCAAAGAAATACTTGGAGCGCATCTTGCCCTCCCTGATCATAACAAAGTCATTATTCTTGAAGTCAAGTTCAGGACTTGCATGGAGTGAAAGACCATTCAAGAACTGGTTCAGATCATAAATGCCAAAGTCTTTGGGGAAAGATTCTTCAACAGTTGCCTCAGCAAGAATATTTTTCATCACTGAGATAGAACGCAGTTTGTTACCCTCCTTGAACAAAATAGACTGATTGATAGAAGAGAAGTTCTTCAGCAGATTGACAGTAGTTTCAGACAGTTTCATAGGGTTACGGAGTTTCATCACTGAGGGTAAGTTTCATTTTGTGCATTTTTGTCATTGAAATGCATCAGAAGTACAGCATAATGCAAGATCTTCATAATGTCACGACGTGCAGTGCCTTTCTTATCATAGCGAGAGGCATACTTAAGAATGTTGGATCTGCAGAATGCTTCACCATCACCACATGCTTCAATCAGATCCAAGGTTTGAATCTTATCATCACCAGCAGAATAATGTTGGTTGTAGGTTCTAACAATATAATCTTTCAGTTCTTTAAGGATCTCTTCCTCATTATATTTGTACATTGATTTATTCTTCTCTACTGGAACATTCAAGTTGAGTGTGCCTGTATCAAATGAAATGTGGTCTTGCCCACCCATAAAACTATCATAAGGAACAGATTGTGCTGCACCAAAAGTTGTGGATGAAAAAGTGATAGTGTCATCTGACATTGCACTTGGAAAAGGATTGCCTACCATACTAATTCCGTCATTCTCCCAAAAATCATTGTAGTCTTTACTAGTTGCTGTTTCAATCATGGGTTCATCTCCATAAAGTTCATCATGTAAAAGCGACCAAGCGTTTATCATAGATTATATCAAGCAGACTCTTCAGTGTCAACCATTTGGAATTCAGCATCAACCTTATCATAGAGTTCAATGAAGGATGCTTTGGTCTCTTCATCAAAGCGATTGATGCAAACTTGAATTGCTTTCTCTTTGTCATGAAAGATGCTGTAGGCACGAATGATATGAACCAGACGACGAGTGCTGATCACATCCTCAATGCCACCATCATAGAAGGTCTTGCGAATGATGTCTGCCCAATCAACCAGGTGCTTGCAGAAGGCAGGAGCAACCACATTAAGGTCAGATGCAACACACTGAAGGATCT